CTGCAGTTGCCCTACCTTCTAACGCAGCTCTTAGATCTGATTCGAGTCTTTCTCTTTCTGTACGAGCCGTATCAGCAAAGTTCTGTGATTGAGTCGTGATGCCTTCAATCTGACTTTGTATTTCGTTTAGGGGTAAGTTTTCTATCTGGTCTCTAAGTGTGCCGATCCTGCTCTCTAGGTCAGATACAATCTGCTCTCGTTCACCTCTCAGAGCTTCTGACTGCGCTGCTGTCTCTGTCTCAACTGCTTGAGACACACCAGCTAACTCATCGTTCAAGCTGTCAATTCTGCCTTGGATAAGATCTACCGCGCCGGCTTGCGACTCTCTGAGCTCTGCCGATAGCTTGTCTTGTTCTTCTTGTATGGTTTGAGATATGCCGCCCAGGTCTTGCGTCAAACCACCGATTCGTTGTTTAAGGTCACCGATGATAGTGCCTTGATCCGCGACCTCCGCTGCCGCTGCTTCTCTCGCTTCTTGGATGCGGCCCTCTAACGCAGCGGATAACGCTGACCTTTCACCGGCCGCTGCTTCTGCCGCTGTCGCTGTCTGTTCTGCAATCGCCGTTCTTAGATCAGCGATCGCTTTTTCGCGTTCTTGTTTCTGTGCCTCTTCTGCCTCACGCTGGGAGGTAATCAAGTCTTGGTACTGTTGAGCCAACGCCTCTTGGTCATACTCGGGACGGTCAAGACTTCTTAACGTTGGTAGGCCACTCGCAGTTGTTCGAGGATCTCTATCGAATACCGGTTGCTCTAACAGATAGTTTTGTAACTCTGAATATGGAGAAACGGAAGACGCATATTCGTCAGCCGCTCTGTCTTGATCAGTAGTCGGCATAACGTTTGAGGTATTCCTCGTAATAGTTTCAAAAAATCCCCCAGGGGTTGCGTTAGGAGCAAGTCTTTCCAAAGCGGCTAATTGTTCTGGAGTCAAATTTCTTACCGTCATTCAAATCACCAATTCTTGCAAGACCAATAGCTGGCCGTGAATACATCTTTCTTCTTCTCAACCGCATCACAATTATGCCTAGCGCGAAACGATTTACGCCTAGCTGGTTGTGACTTTTTGATTGATAGATTCGGATCGCCGTATCGGACTATTTTGACTTGGTCTCCTTTCTTGGCAAGCACTGCGAACTTTTTGTTTTTGCCAGGAGTCCTCTTCTGTTGGTTGTAACCAGGGAACGACTCACCTCTATAGATGAGTCTCCCAGAAGCAGTCCTTTTAACGTCCTTAGTATCAGCCATACGCTTTGATCAACTCTAAGATGATCATGTAAGTATCACCACTTGAGTGGCCGACCGTTGTGAAAGCGAGGTCACCCGTTTTGCCGCTGCCAGCATTGTTAGGAATACCTGAAAAATCACTGTAATCATGATAGCCGTTTGAGTCTTCACTCAAACCGATCGCTAAGACGTTTGTGGTTGCATCGAACTCAATCTTTACTGACATGCCAGTACATTGCCACCAGATCTTGTTGATTTGCACACTAGAGCAGCTCTCACCCGCAGCGTTGCTGGAGAGTGCGGATACATCCACTTTTGTGACTGCTGACTCACCCGTTCCGTCACTCGCGTTAGTAAACTTGAGAACGGCTTTTCTCGAACCATCTTGGATTGTTTGAGATGTTACTACGTCAGCCATAATCTACTCCTCTAGGAAGCTGCGTCGAAGCCAGTGATTTCAATCAAGAAACGTCCAGCGGTGTAGGTAGCATCACCAGTTCCCTGGCTAACCAAGTACAAGAATTGATCGGCCGCAATATCACCACCAGCGACCACTGTGCCGGCTGAAGCTGCACCCGCGTTGATAATCTGGGTTTCAGTCAAATCACCGATCGCAGTGTCGTTAACGCCCGTGCCTTCTGTTGCAGAGAATAAGTCAATATCTGTTGATCCACCGGCTGGTGTTTCTAAACAAGTCATCGTCACACCGAAAACAGTGCCTTGGTTTGCAGTCGTTACTTTACCTATGAATGCAACGCCAGAACCATCCTTACCGATGATGTCGCCGGCAGTGCCGCCATCCTTCAATCCAGTAAGATCAATCATGATTGTGGTTTTAACGATGTTTACGTTGGTCGCAACATCGCTCTTCAGGCGATTTACCTGAGTAACGTAAACAGCGGCAGTACCTTCGATCCCTGCGCTAGCAGTAGCCTCGGTTGCCATCTTGTCACCACTGGTGACCGTGATCGTACCGTTTGCTGATTTTGAAATTTGTTGGAAGCCCTTCTCCGATCTGACGGGTCCATTGAAAGTCGTTGTAGCCATGTTTATCTCCTGTCGTGGCCAGTGTCAGCCGCGGGATTGCGACTGTCAGGATCTGACTGTTATACCATACGCTCTGATAACCGACAATTTTTACAGGCACAAAAAAAAGGGGCCATACGGCCCCTTTCTATCTTTACAAGAAGCTTACGCTCCCTGAGAAGCGAACACACCACGGAAATCTGAGAAGCCGAAAGAGTAACGCTCTCTCGATTTATATCTCAGGTTACCTGTCGTGAAGTCAGGCTCCATTGTGGTTTCTAGTGGTGTTCTTTGGAACATCTTCAGTCCCTCACCAGCGTCTGTGATGCTCGTCAAAATGAAGAAAGCATCTGGATCAGACAGATAGTGGTTTACTGAATAGCCACCAGGTAACACACCCGTGTTCTTGATAGCGTTGATGTCGTTATCCGCAGTCGCTACTCGCTGGTCAGAATTCAAGATTCTGTCCGCTACGAAAACCAACTGAGGAGGTACGATCATCTTGGTCGCTTGCACACTGATTTGAAGACCCTTGTCATCAGTGAACTCGCTGATAGAAATCAGCATGTTTTCTAATGAGGTCTCATTCAAGTCAGCCATAGTGGTTTCACGGTTTGCCAAAGTACCGCCACCCGCTAATGGGTGAGCTGTAGATACTAATGGCTGGCCGTCACCACCAGCGAAGTTTGTATCGAAAGCATTGTTTAGGATGTCGGCACCCTTGATCTCTTTGGTGTTCATCATGCTTCGAGCCAAAGCTTTCACATAACGTCTGCCAAGTGAGTCATACAAATTATCTTCCTGTGCTTCTTCGGTAAGGGCAAAAGCCAAACTCACCGTGTCGTGAACATACCTAGAAGTATAACCTTCGCTTGCCGTATCAAACACAACTCCCTGACCCTCGGTCTTTACAGGAGCCGATCCGAAGCCTGTAATTAAGACTTCTTCCTCAAATGCTCGATCACTGTCCTCGATTGCGAATATCTCTTCGTATTCGCGATCATAGGCATCATAGTTTTGGCCGAAAAGAGCGTTTAGACCTGGCTCTAATTCTGCCGCTAGTTGGGCTCTAGAAATTGCCATCTATCGTTCTCCTTATGCCAAGCCAGCGCCTTTAACACCCATGATATGGTTCTGGATTACAACCATGACATTGGTGTTGGCGTTTGCTACGTCTGAGTTATCTGGATCCTGGCTGATGTCGATGGCCTTCAGAGGTAACGTAGTGGTGGTCGCACCAGTCGTTACATCTAACTCCACATTCGATCGGCCAGAGCTTGTGTCACCAGTAGTTGACTGGTCAACAATATCAAAATTGCCAAACAGATCAGCGACTGGGAAAGTATCATCGGCCTGGACCTCAAATACGACATCGGGATCATCGATTACGAAAGCGATGATATCCGCTGCTGCTACAGATCCTGGGTAATGATTGCTGAAAGTAACTTCTTTAGAAGTTGGGTCAGTGAACTGACATCCATTGAAAACACCTACAACAGGGACAGTCGATGAGGCGGCTGCACGCGAAACAGTTCCTCCAGTAAGTTGCTTCACCAAGTCACCTTGGAAGATAGCACCTGACTGGTTGTTTGCTATTCGATAACGCGATTGACCACCGGTATACGCACCGCCGCCCATCATTCTAGATGGCTTCAGTCCAAAAGCTGCGTCTTTATTCGCCATGCTTTAGTCTCCGGTTAGTTTTTGCCGAAAGAGACTCCACCACCTTTTGTGACAGAAGTCTCCCGTTGGATGGGCTCATACTTCACATAACCTCTAGACTGAGCTGCCTCACTGAACATGTTGTTATCAACCGATTCCAAGGCTTCTCTGTTCTTTCCAGAATAATAGTCATTTCTTTCTTGAACGGTTTCTTCAGGTATTTTTGCGAGTAAGAGTCCTTCGCTAAATACGACACCCTCATGTCTTCCACTATCCATCGTCGGTAACTGCCATTCATCGGGGAGGTCAGTGCCTCTCACGAGTTCCCAACCCTCTCGTATCCTTCTGGACACATTGGCTCGGTCTTCAGTTCCCAACATGCTTTCCCGAATCCAGCGATAAACATATCCTGGAGGTGCGGGAGGCGTTTCTAGTTTCCGTACAGGGCGCCACGGTTTGCGTCTAGCCTGTTTATCGTGCGCTTGACTATCACGAGTAGAACGGGGGCTACTTTTTGCTTCTGCCATTTCAATTACCTCTTTCTGCGATTTTTAGCTTTTCCTTAGCGACCGCCTGAAGCCAAGCTTCCTCAGTCATATTATGTGGCTTCAAACCGCGAAGACGTTCTATCTCTGACCGATTGAAAGTAACTCCGTTTTTGTTGCCTTGTGTTTTCGATCTTACTCCTGAAGGAGCTGAAGCGACTCGTTGCACAGTGGGTCTAGCTTCATTTCCCGAGACCTCGGCGCCAACCTCTTCATTGGCTTGTTGAAACTGAGGATAAACCCTGCCTATCCTCGCATCAAGTTCTTGGTAATACTCATCACTGCCTAAATCGTAACCTTCATTAGCCAGGTTGGTATGTACGAAATTTGCCCATCGAGTTGCTTCTATCTGCTCCTCGGTGGCGCTTTCTAATTCTTCATCGCTCGATACAAACCAAGAGTTTCGGCTCTTCCATTCAAGTGCGTCTTCTGTTGGTTGTACTTGTTGAGCTGGTTGCTCGTATTGTAATTCTTCTTGTGGCTGTTCAACCACTTGAGCGGCTTGAGATTGGCGACGAGCTTTGGCTACGTTGAGCTTTTCTTTTTCAATCGCCACTTCGTTTTTGAGAGTGGCCGCTTTGGACATCAGCTCGGCATCGCCTGATTCAACAGCCCTCTTATAAAGATCATCTACCTGAGCTTCTCTAGAAGTGACCGCCTCTTCTGATTTAGCCAGCACGTTCTCTGATTGCTGGGCAGCGAATGTTTTGTATTGAGCCAGCTCCTGCTGCTGCCTCATCAGAAGTTGCTCTGCTTGTTGAGCCCTTTCTTCGGCAGCTCTAGTACGAGCTTTCTCTTTGTTTATTCTCTTAGATACGTTGCGGGTATGACGATCCAGTTCATCATCTGTTTCGATTTTTGATTCCGGTTCGGGAGTCGCAACGTCTTCATTGACTGCAACCTCGATAGGCTGTTCTTCTTCTTGCACTGGTTGGGTATTTTCTACTGTCATTTATAGCTCACAATGTCGTTAGGATCTAAAATCGTTCCAATTACCTCATCGTCGTTGATGATGCGGATTTCTTCGCCGTCTTCGAGCTTCATCCTTGCACCAGCATAGCGACCAATAAGTACCCATTGCTGCTCTTTACACCAGGGAGTATCCCCGAACTTCTCTTTGTCGTTGTAACACAACGGCCCCATCTTCAAGACAAGTGCGACCACGGTTGCTAGAGCTTCTCTATCCACCGTTTCTTTCAAGAGCTGAATACCGCCCTCAGTAGTCGTTTTGCCTTTATATGGTATGACCACCATCCGATAACCAGTCGGTTGTGGCATTCTTTCGAGAATCTTTTTATCTAGAAGGGTTGGATCGAGAACTCGATCATCTGCGTTTACATAAGCTTCGCTCAAACCGGTCACTTCAGCTCCTTGTAATATTCTTGAATAGCTTCCTCGATCAAGTTTAACGCGACTAGCTCACCTTGCAAAGATGCATAATGTTGCATATCTTTGAGGGAATTTGTGGTCAAAGTTTCAACAATGAGGTCTTTTCTAGCATTTATTACACGTTTGAGCTTACCGCCCATCCCGAGATCATCCATTAATCACCCTGTTCGTAATAAAAAAGCCCTTTCGTAGCAGCGCCAGTGCCACGAGTCTTGACTCTGCGTACCGGCACTTTGAGCTGACCTTTGCTTACCTCACCGCCGTCTTTCATGCCTTTGGCAGTTTTCATCGCAATCGCAACGGCTTGCTTTTGAGGCTTGCCCTCACCGCGTAGCATGCTGATATTCTTGCTAATAGTTTTTTGGCTTTTACCTTTCTGGAGTGGCATTAGGATTCCTTCTTTGTGGTTTTCTTGGGAGCTTTTTTCTTAGCCGGTGCCTTCTTTGTAGCAGCTTTTTTAGCAGGAGCTTTCTTAGGTTCGGGCTTAACTTCTACCTCGGGCTCAGGCTCTGCTTCTACTACAGGTTCCTCTTTGACTTCTAGCGGAGGAGGAGGCTCCGTTCCATTAATAGCGGCTTCTTTTGTGGCGATCCGGTGATCGCTAAGTCGTTTCTTCTCAGCGGCTTCCGCTGCTGCTTGCTCTGCCTCCTGCCTTTCTTTTTCTCGCGCTTCTCTTTTGCGAGATCTCAAAGCATCTCGCATCGCTTTCATAATACTGTTCATGAACTTCCCCTGTTCTGCATATCTAACAATTTCAATTCTGCTTGTTGGCTCAATCTCTGTCTAGCCACATCTAATTTATCGTCGGCAATTTCTTTCTGTGCCGACAATCTTTCTTTGGCTAGCTCGTTTTCCAACAGCTTCTCTGCAAAGCGTTGCTCTTGCTTCGCCTCGAACTGAGCGTTGTCTGACTCGATCTCCGCGGCTCTCAAACCAAGTTCCTGTTGTCTGATTTGAACCAGCGGATCTGTCTCATCTCCTTGGCCGATACTGATCAACAACTCAGATGTAAGCTGGGCCAAGATGGGAGCAGAAAACTGTTCCTGCATCATCTGGATCTGCGAACCAATTTGCTGTTGTTGCTCTGGCGGTAGCTGAGCCATCTGTCCTTGAAGCTGTTGTATTTGTTGCATCTGCTCTGGCGGCATTTGTGTCTGAGCAATCTCTGCTGCCAAGAACTGCAAGTGCTGCATAATGTGAGCGATAATC